GAGGTGGGGTAAAAGCTAAATCGAAAGAATTCTCCCTTAATTCAAACTGGGACCAAATTTCTCTAAGCTTTAAATGAGTAACAAACGCATCTTTTATACCTTTAGCAAACTGAGATTGTAAGCGTACTATGAAATTAGCAAACTTTAATTCTTCTCTCAATACATTTGCATCAGCACTGTATTGAGAATTATCAGTGTCAACTCTATTAGTAGGTACTTTGAGCGCTTTATATAGCTTCTTAACAAAATAAACTAAGTCTTGTAACTCTCCTAAATTTTGTCCGCCAGGTAGTGTATTTACTTCTGTACCGGTACTACCTTCTCGTTTTGGAAACCAATAAGCATCTAAAATTGATTGTGGGTTAAAAGAGTTGACTCGATTATCCCCATCAAGATCAAATGCCTTTTTACTCCAGTAATTTTGCATTAACTTCCGTATATAACTTTCTGCCTTTGGAGGGCTCATGTTACCTACATCTACATTAAAAATTAATCTTTCTGGTGCTCTTACTAATCTATAAATGATTATTGAATCTTCTATTAATGATAACTGTCGATATGCTCTTCTTGCATTCTCAATAAACGGAATTCTAAAAGTTTTACTCTCATTCCAAATACCAGAGTTAATATATGTAATCTGATTTTTTTCCATTGGAATAAAATCTTTATCTACTCCCGCAGTATATTGTTCTCTATCTTCATCTTTGTGATGCTTAGCTTTTCTAAGAAGAAAAGCTTTAACATGCATGTTTTGAAAGTTATCAAATACTGGATCAATTGCTTGAGTAGGTACGTTTATTACTCCTAATATACCTTCTTTAATATGTTTTTCATGGACTATATTTTCAAAATATAACTCCCCGTCAACTAATAATGCTCTAACATATTCCCAGGCATTTTCTTTAAAATCAAAAAGATTAATAAATTTATTGAATTCTTCTCTTAATTGTTTAGTAGCTATAGGGTCAAATTCTTTATCGTTACGGAGCTTTAAATTTATCATAGCACCATGTTCATCCTCATTTAAGAACTCATCACATATTTCATCTAAAGCATCTGCTACTTCAGCGAACTGTGCCATGACTCTATAATCTCGTAACCTCCTATACTTATCAACGTCAAGAGAGGCATACATTAACTCGTTATAAGCTTTATCTGCTAAAAACGAACCTACTGGGTGAGAAGACTCTGGTACTTTAGGAGCTATTACAGAGTGAGAAGCTAATAACTCTTTCCGTTTAGTACCAGCATCAAAAAATTCCTTAAATTTAGGATTATCTTGTGTTACATCATCTATAATAGCTGATGGTGATCTATAAGGTAGATTATTAGCTATAAATTTTTGTAAATTTCTTCCAAATGTTCCTTTTTTTCCGTCGTCAGCCATATCAATTAATTGTTATTTTATCGTTAATGTCTTTAACTAAACTCCCATACCCCGCAGCATTCATTGCAATAACATCTAAAGAACCTGTAGCAGTAAGTTGCGGAAAAGTTACAGTCATAGTATTGTAATTATTTATAACAAACCCTCCAGTTAAAAGGCCTGATAGTTCAGGAGACAGTGTCGCACCATCACATAAAGAGGAAATTGTCGTAAAGCCTGAAACAGGATAATTAACAAAATCCCCAGCACTGACGAACAATAACGTATTATCTGTCGCACTTAACATTACAGATTGAACAGAGTCAAAATTATAACCTGTAAATACTCTAGAGCCAGAAAAACCACACGTTAATGTTGTATATGTATTATCAGGAGTAAATTCAGGTCTCCCGGATAACGTCCTCGTATCGAAGTTTGCACTAAACGAGGTTACGTTTGTCAGTGTACTATCTAATTTTATAAATTTACTCATAATTAAACCCACTTACCGGTATAAAACGTTGATCAATATTAAAGATATTCTTGGTATCTTCTGTAGCTGGTCCTTTAAACAACCACCCTTTAATTGTAAAGTTTGTATCAGCAATAACTCGTGCTGGTTCTGTATTAGAAACTTTAATTGGGTAATCTAAACTAATATCACCCGACCACTCCACTTCACTTCTTATTTCATAATTACTAGCTAAGTTTTGAGATGTAGGTATAAGCCAACTTATAACTATATAAGGGTTATTATACGGAACAAAATTACTTAATATCTGATCCATATCGGTTTGAAACTTTGTCATAATAGACATGTTTATACCAACGTTAACAGGTATTGGAGTTTTTAAATGATCTGAATCAATTGATCCGGCACTTACATTTGGAGATTTACTATAATAAAACCCTGGTATTTTATTAAAAACTCTTTCTGAGTCTCTTGTAATAGATGTATAATGTACAGCAATGACTGGTAATTTAAGCTGTCCAGCTTTATTAACAACGTCATTTAATGCTCGTTCTTTTGGACCATAATAGAAACCAACTTTAAGTTGGTCTACAATAGACTTACCCTTATTATACCTGTTTATTACAATACTATTAAAAGCAGAGACAAACTGCCTTATCATATCTTTTAACTCAAAACCGTAGTATTGCTTTTTCACATTAAATATTTATTAAATAAATCTATCTATAAAAGATTGTGGTAGATATTCCTTATGAGAAGGAAGTAATTTTCTTATAGCGCCACCATCAATAATATATGTAAAACTGTAATCATCCTCTGTACGAGTACATCTTCCACATTGCTGAATGAGAGTAGTAAACATTTTATAATTATACCAAACTCTATCAATACTCTGCATTTCTCTTACTCGAGCATCACTTAAGTCTGGCCATGGACATTTAAGTATAATACAAAAACGCCCCATATCTCCTTTTAAATCTACACCATAACTCATCGACGGACTGGCAATTACTGTTGGCGAGTTATCTTTCATATGATATTCTAAAAGTTGCGAATTATCTTTACCTCCTCTTAATCTATATTTTACTCTTTTATCATTTAAATTATCCCGTAACATTTCTGTTATTTTGTTTGATTGTGTATGAATCAAACCTTTTTCATTTTTATGTTCTTGTAATATTTCTTTAACACATCCCACAACTTTAGGGAAACTTTTATCAAGGTTCTTTTTAGATAGTTGGAATTGTCCGACTAAGATAGGAGAATTTTTAGGGTTAAATGAAGAGGGAATATCTATATACTTATAATCATTCTCTGCAATACCCAAACCTCTCATAAAAGATTTATAGTTAACGAAAGTAGCAGACAATAATAAAACTTTATCGGCATATTTAAATAAATGCTGTGCTAGCACATTTATTTTTTTAGGTACTAATTTTATATATTTTTTATTTCTAAAAACCACACTATCAATAATGTATTCAGACTGACTCCAAGTTTCTATTACTAATGAAATACTACTCTTTAAATCAGATATGAATTTAAATTCTCTTTTCTTGTCTTCACTTATAGTACTTTCATGCTTATCAAGAATTTTAAGAAGCTCAGCGTGTCTGTTTTCTAAATCTCCTGAAAATACCAACAAACGTTTGTAGAAAATTTTTCTATTGTCGGTAAAGGATAGTTTTATACCATATCTATTCAGCTTACCACACTCTATACTACAACTAAATCTACTTACAATTATATTTTCTAGTTCAGATGCTTCGTCACAAATAATTAACTGGCGGTTTTTAAGATGATCGGGTTTATAGAAAAAGCTAGAATAATTTTCTATGCTTATTTTTGCTGCTATAGATTTACTTCTCGCTTTAAAGTAATCACACCTGTTACAGTCCCAACAATCTCTTTTTATCTTATTGCTAAAATTACACGGTGCTGTATCAGCTGTACTTCTATCATCTAAATTACAGATGTAATTACTCTTACCCTTTAAGGTTAAGATATCCTTGAAATCTCTTACATATTGATCTTGGAGATTTTTTGTTGTAGTAAGAATGGAAGTACCGCCTCTTTTACTCTCATTAAAATCATCTGCGTACTCGTAAGTAATCTTACCGTTGTCCCATGACGTTTGAAATGCTCTATAATCTAATAACAAATCAACGTTGTGCTTTATTGGCTTATCGCCACCGTTCGCTATTGTTTTCGCGATAAAACTTTTTCCACAACCGGTCGGTCCTTGTACAACAACAAACTTTTTATTATTAAAAGCTTCTTGTATCCGCGGTATTGCATACAGCTGTGCATTAGTTGGTTTGTATCCTTTCGGAAAATGTTTAATCACCATACAAAAGGTATTATATTCTTTCTATAGAAAGAAGCAAGTCAAAATACTTATTGCGAGTATTTTTAATCATTCTATTTACTTGCGGCTGTAATATAATATCATCTTGATGAATATATTTTAATGTATAATCAAAAAATATAAATTTATCCTTTTTATGAATATTAAATGGATAAAGAATTTCGACTTTTTTACCATTGTCGAAGATTAGCTTTATATTAAAATCTTTAATTTCGAATAACTGAACTTTACCTGTACCTAATACCCTCTTTCTAGACATAATTTTTATGTCTGTAAGTAACATTGATTTAAGAGTGTTTTCTATCAGATCGTAGCTCATGTATTCATAAAATTAATTTTCTCGTTAACGGACATAGGAGAGATTTTCTCTCTCATATATACCCAAAATGTCTCGTCTGCCTCTAAGGTAGATATTAAATCAACAGTATCGCAATTGATTGTTCTATAACCTTGCATTATAATATCCCAGGTAATAATCAAGTTTTCTTGATCAGGATTATATTTAGGATATTGACGTGGAGGTACATAATTTAAGATGGTTCTACCCTCGACTGAATTTAGCAGCTGTGCATTGTTAGTGCACAACATTCTTCTAGACGATGGCTTACCTGGTTTGGGATTTCTTCTTACAAACTTTACTTCACAAACATTATTAAGAAGAACTCCTCGTAAATTACTCAATCCTACGATCATCGTCTAATTCCTCACAAACCCCGAAAAATCTGTCTTCATTTAAAAATAGACAATTACGTAATGCATCATCATACCCAGCAACTCTTAAATTATCAACCTTAATACCTTTATCGTCTGGAAAACAAACAATATCTCCTGCTTTAGCATATTTAACTTTAGGTCCAACTAATATTACTCGCGCTAAACGCCATGTGCGTTGTACATGTGCTAATGGTATATAAACTCCGCCTCTTTTAATAGCAGAACCGTCATCACTCAAATCAACATATTGTGCTAAAACAATATCATCCATTACACTCTTTAAAGTATAACCGTGGATACTAAAAGTATCGGATTTTTGATATGTGTCTAAATCGATTAAACTTCTCTTTGCATCGTGATCAAACGCTTCGCGCTGACTGTCAGTAAGGTCCATATTTTCAACCGCCGATTCGTATGCCTTTTTTATTTTATTGCTCATACTTTTTAATATTTACATCAAATGTTTCTGAATACAAATTTATCTCTCGCTCCGATAATTCATACCGGGTTGCTAATCGTTTGCATTCTTTATTATCTATTTTTTTCTTTTTTATGTATCGTATAAATTTGCGCTTTGTTTTAGGTATCAAGCTAAACATAAACTTGTAATGATCTATGGGACTAAACGCAACACCATATTTGTTGACGGAGTCGTTAACAAGAAAAGTAATTTGAGGATTAATATGAGTAAGATACCTGTTCGTAATATACGGAGAATAGAGTCCGCTAGCGGCAATATTAATATCAACAGGATTACTATCAAAAGCAATGTTATTAATGATGTCGAATACATTGTTAATTGGTTTTGTCATTATATCGTTTGTGTGCTTGGGTAATTATTTTTTTAGTTTGGGATTTTGATAACCAACCATCTACATCTACTACTTTATCTTCTAGGTCTTTATAATGAGAAAAGAAGTTAAGAGTAGTACTCACCCAATGCGCTTCAAGATCTTTTAAAGAACGATATTCTCTTACATGACTTGTAGGTACTCCAACTACTTTATAATCTTTTGAACCATTATCAGTCATATCTAATGTCGCAATAGGTCTAACCTCCACTAACGCACCTGTTTGTATTGGTATATTGTTATAAACAATAACATCTAGCGGGTCATCATCAAGAGCATGAGTTTGAGGTATGAAACCATATGACGCTGTATATATCATCGAACTATATAAGCACCTAGCAAGCTGAAATATGTCTAGCTCTTCATTATACTCATACTTCGCACTTGTACCTTTTGGTATCTCAATAATACAGTTGATAGTATCAGGGAAATTATTTCCAATTGGTATTCGCTCTACTAAATTCATGACAGTCTAAAACCCTTATAGTGATTTTCGCAATTTTTTGCAAAAAAAATTTTTCCTACGTACTCGACCTCACAAGGTCAGTTTTGTAGTCGCGATAAACGCGTCATCCACCATGGAATAGTAGGTATCTA